GCGTCCGGCGCCCCGGCGGCCATTAAAGAAGCCGCTACAGCCACGGAAGTGACGGCAAACGAACGACTTATCGTGAGTAACGCTGAGGTCGCTAAATCGGCTACGGCGGCAGGGGCGGCCTCAGCAAGAGCGAGTGAAGTAGCGACAGCGGCTACGGTGACGACGACTGAAGCGACGATAGCTCTTGCAGGAGCACACGAAAAGGCAGGGGTCGCGGGCGTCCTGGCGTCACAGAGAAGTGCCGCGGGTCTTGCACGACTACCAGGAGCGATCGGACGAGTCACCAGTGCCCTGTTCAGCCTTGCTGGAGGTTGGATGGGCGTAGCGGCCGCAGCACTATACGCGGCGTATTGCGCCTATAAGTATTTCAATGCTAAGTACGAAGCGGCTCAGAAGAACACCTGGACAGGTGACGACGGTTACACTTATACGGCTCACGACGGCAGTATATGGAGACAGAAAGACGGTGAAGGCGGCAATGCTGACGTAGCTGCCGACCCGACAGGTCAGGGCTCGCGGGCAAACGGCGGGGCTACAGAAGAGAGAGTCGAAGAAGGAACGGCTACCTATGCCGCTGAATATTCGAACTGGTATAACGCGGGCGGTGGTAAGGACTTCGCCGATGCGGAAGCTCAACGGCAAGCCGCAGAAGCCGCTGTTAACAATACACAGATACCGTCTTATGACTTCTCGCCTGATACAGGCGTAAGCGGTGCCGGTGTCAGTGGCGGCGGCACACACGTTGAGAAGGAACAGGCTTATGACGTTCGAGCCGGTGCGATATACAACGCAGGACGGTGGAGCGGCCTTGGATATGGCACGGGCGAGAATGAAGTCGTATGCACGACATACGTTGAGAACGTCTGGTCTGATGCAGGGGTGTCGAACGCTTGGAACCTTGGCGTTTGGGCGCCGAATTGGGCTGAAAACGCGGGCAGTGCCTTTCATCCGACTGATGCCTATGGTAACGGATACGAAGCTCATGCCGGTGATGCCGTCATCACGAACGACGGCGGTCACGTTATCATGCTTGACTCGAATGCTTCCGGCTATTACGCAGCGGCAGGTGGCGGCCGAGTATCTCAGCATTACGACCAAGACTACAGGTCAGCGTTTGCGGGTAACATCGTCGGCGTTATCTCGCTTACCGAATTCGCAGGAACGACGGAGACGGGTAAGGCCTTATCTGTATCTGACGTTCGTAAGCAAGCTGAACAACGCGCGAAGGACATCGCCAATGCACGTAAAGACCTGAAAGGTCTTGAGAAGGACCTTGATAAGGCGATTATAAGCGACACAGGTACGGAGTTCGAGAAGTCTATCTCGGACATGAACGCTAAGGCTCAGAAGTGGCAAGACCAGATCCGAAAGATAAAGAACACGTCGAAAGATATTGATACGAGCCATGCGGAGGACCTGTTGAAGCAGTGGAAGATTGAAGAAGCCGCTAAGGCCATGGAAGCCCTGACACAAAGGCGGCTCAAGTTCAACACCGAAATGGCCAAATTAAACGCTGAGCTCAAAGGCGATTATGCGTCGGTAGCTCAGGCCGAATTCGAAGAAACTGTACAAAGCCTTGATAAGCAGCGGGAAGCAAAGCTCAAAGAGATACAGGCGACGAAGGCTGACTATGAAGCCTTAAAAGAAGCTAATGACTGGTACACGGCGGCGTATCTCGAAGCCGTCCAGAAGCGTGAAGACGCTGAACGGGACGCTTATGAGAAGTCCGTACAGAGAGCGATTAAGCGCGGCGATATGGGTAGCCTTACAGGCCTTCTTCAGTCGCAAGCGGCTAAGGATACACAAGCCTGGAACGACCGTTCCAAGTCGGCTCAGGCCTACTACGACTTATGGCAGAAGGCTCATATGTCCACGGCTGAGATGGTGGCTACAGGTAGCACCCAGATAGCCTCGGGGATACAGGGAGTGTTCTCGGCTATGGCCGACGGTACGACGAGCGCAAAAGACTCGCTGAGAAGTCTCGGTAAGGTGTTCCGCAACACGATTACTCAGATGGTCGCTCAGGTGGCCGCTTCCAAGATTGCAAATATGCTGTTCGGGGGACTTCTCGGTGGCGGTGGTAAAGGATCGTCGGGGTTTACTTTTAACGGCAACCTCTTAGATGGGGCGTCGTTCAGACCTTATAAGCCGTCTCTTGGTGTATCGATGCCCGCCTTTGCTTCTGGCGGTATGGTAACTGCTCCGACTATGGGGCTTATCGGTGAAGCGGGAAATGATGAAGCCGTCTTCCCGTTGACCGATGAGGTTTATTCCCGTATGGCCAAAGGCATCAGCCAGAACCAAGGTCAGAACGGAAGCGGTGCGGCCGCACCTGTTATCAACATTATCAATAACAGTCAGTCGAATGTGAAGGTGCAGTCGAGCAGTTACGATAACCAGATGAAGAAGTACATCATTAACGTTGTGGTCGATGCCGCAGAAACAGACGAAGGCGGCATGGCTAGAACAATTCGCAGTATATCGAAGGGATAACTGATATGAGAACATTTCCCGCGGACCAGATTCCGCATCCCGTAGTATCGCTCGCCACAAACGCGGGCGATACATACGTTGAGAAGATGACCGACAATACAGTCGAATCAAAAACTGATGCGGGCTACCGCATCACACGACCTAGAAACACACGAACGCCGAGGTCCTTTCAGTACGCCTGGACGTGTCTGACAGAAGCTCAGAAGAACAACCTTCGGGACTTCTGGAAGGCTGTTCGTAAGTCGGATATGTTCGTGTTCAAAGATTACGATTCAGGTGATACATGCACGGTACGCTTCACGAGTGACTGGGAGTCTCATTACTCGCACCCTGAAGGGTACTTTGTATCGCTTACGTTCGAGGAGGTGTAGCCGATGAAGGTGTGGGAGACAGCGGCCATCTTAGAGAAGAATAAACTCTCGTCAGATGCGCCGTTCTTACTATTATTGAAGCTTCATCACGCTGACCTTCCTGAAGATATATACCTGGCGAGAAATACTGAAGACGTAGTGTGGTCAGGCCGAACGTGGACCCGCTTCCCGTTTAGTGTGACGCCCGTTACGACGGACGGTACGACACTGCCGTCTGTCAAGCTCACCGTGTCGAATTGTGGCGGCATTATCCAGTCATACCTACAGCAGTACGGCGGTATGACAGATGCTGAGGTCACACTTTATATCGTTCATACGAATCTCTTGAGTAGTGATGAGCCGCTTGATCAGCTAGACTTCACGTGTCTGTCAACGTCTTATGATGAGGCCTGGGTCACATTTACCCTTGGCAGTAGCCCTGAGCTATACAATAAATTCCCTCTCGATACGTACATGCTCGACTTCTGCCCGTTTGTATTCAAGTCCATTCGGTGCGGTTACGCCGGTACGGATAAGCCGTGCAATAACACAATTAAAGAGTGCCGCATCAAGGAACGTTTCGGGGGTGAGCAAGGGATGACGGGCAATTATGGCTAATATTAGTGACCTCATCGGCGTTCCGTATGTGAACGGTGGACGATATGTAGACGAAGGGCTCGACTGTTGGGGGCTCGTTCGTGAGTATTATGCGCGAGAAGGGGTAGACCTCCCCGAGATTCTCATCGATGCCGAGAACACTGATGCCGTCATGCGTATCGTCGATGACACGAAGGCACGATGGCAAGAACTGAGCGAACCTGAGATAGGCTGCGTCATACTGATGCGGCTCATCGGTAATCCGCTTCCGAGCCACTGCGGTGTGTACCTTGGTTACGGCGAGTTTATTCACGCCATCGCACCTGCGGTACAGGTCGACAGGCTGTCACGATGGGGGCCTCGCGTTGTCGGATTTTACAAGCCCAAAAAAGGAGCATATCCGAATGTTTGAGATTATAACAGTAAAAAATATATTAACAGGAGAGCAAGAGCGACAGCAGTATGAGTACGAAGGCAAGCGGCTTATCGATATCGCCGATATTAAGGGACTACTCGTATTCGTCAACGGATCGCTTGTCGATATCCCGTACGGCTATATCCCTCAAGATGGAGACCAGGTCGTCCTGACCGCTGAGCTCGAAGGCGGTATGAAGGGGGCCCTGGGGTGGATTTTGCAAATCGGCCTTATGGTTGCCGCTCCGTATGTAGGTGGTTGGCTTGGTATCACTGCCAAGTTCGGACAGGCCTTAGCTGCGGGTGCGTTCATGATACTCGGCGGGAAAATCATAAACAGCCTGTGCCATGTTAATCAGGCACACGCGCAAGAACAGTCCTCATCTCCGACGTACGGGTGGGACCTGCCGCAAATACAGACGCATGAAGGCGGTCTTATCGGCGAGACGTTCGGCGTCACCATGCCCGCGGGTCAGTTACTTATGTACCATGTTGAGACGGAGTCGGAGACCTACAAGCTCACTGCCGGAGCTCTTACGAACACCCATAAGTACAGCGGCGAAAAAGACGTACAGTACCTCAACGTACTGTTTAGCGGCGGTTACGGTCCTGTCGACTCTATCGATGATATCCGCATCGGCTATACGCCGATAGAGAACTTTGAGTCTGTACAGATAGAAAAAAGACTCGGTACGAATGACCAGGAGCCGATATCGTTCTTCCCGAATACCGTCGCTGACCAGTCGATTGACCTCGACTGCAAAGAAGGAGCGTCGGTTATAAGAAGTACCGATTCTGACCAGTGTAACGCTATTGAGCTTACGTTCACTTGGCCCGGTGGGATATACTCGACGAACGATAAAGGGAACTTCACGAACCTCACGGCCCGCTTCACTATCGGCATTCGTAAGACAGGCAGTCGGGACGCCTGGCTTGAACAGGTGTGTGCTGTCACGGCAGGAACGAATCAGACCGTCCGTCGGAGCTTTAAATTCGAGGGCCTTGAAGCAGCACGGTATGACGTACGAGTGCTGCCGACTACTATGCCGATGACGAGTCGGCAGAATGCGATGATGAGGTGGTCAACGCTTTCGACATATATCAACTCAGGCCAATTCGTACGGCCGAATAAGGTCCTCATCGGGCTTAGAATTAAGGCGACGAACCAACTAAACGGCGGCATTCCGAACCTTAACTGGCGACAAAAGCGTATGCACGTTCTGGTCTTTAATCCTCGTACGCGGCAGTACGAAGAAAAGTCCGCACAGAATCCGATATGGGCGGCGTATGACATTCTCCATCACTGCCGTAAGCTTAAGAACATTACGACAGGTCAATTCGAGTATGTAGTAGACGGGTGCCCTGCCGACCGCTTCAGCAAGTATTTTGATGAGTGGCAGAAGGCGGCCGATTACGCCGACGAAATGGTCGACGACGGCAACGGCAGCACGGAACGACGCTTTCAACTCGATGCGTTCTTCGATACGAAGCAAAAACGGTACGAAGCGGCGAACAAGGCCGCTCAGGTCGGACATGCGACTATCGTGCGACACGGCGTGAACCTCGGCATCGTCGTCGATATGCCCGGCACGATGAAGCAGATATTCGGAGAAGGTCGTACGACGGCATCATCGGTAAGCGGTAGCTTCTCATCTCGTGATGAGAGGGCCCGTAGTGTACAGATTACCTATAATGACGAACAACGGGACTTTAAGAATACGGAGTTCTTTGTCCGATCCGCGAGGTACGCCGAGAATAAGAACCTCCAGGATAATACGGCGAACGTGACACTCTTCGGAGTGTCTCGCCGTTCACAAGCTCATCGTGAAGCCTTATACTATCTGGCTACGAACGAACGACAATTACAGACCATTCAGCTGTCCGCAGACGTGAACGCCCTGGTGTGTGAGTACGGCGATATTATCGGCGTAGCTCATACCGTGCCGAGACTAGGGCTTGAGAGCGGCCGCATCGTATCGGTTGACGGGAATAAAATCAAACTCGATAAGGAAGTGACGCTGACCGCTTCGGACGTCTACAGTATTATCGTTCAGCGGTCAGCCGACGATGCACTGGTCACAAGAGACGTGCTGCCCGTATCGACGGATACAACGACGGATACGATTACCGTATCTCAGTCATTCGGCACAGGCGACGAAGTCAGTCAGTATGATTGTTACGCCGTCGGTATCAGAGATAAAGTCGTAAAGCCGTTCAGGGTTGTAAAGCTCGAACAGGACAAAGACCTCAAGATGACGATTACGGCCACAGAGTACGACGAGAAGATATACGAGCCCGACTATACCAGGTATCCGATTATTGATTACAGCAAGCAAAAGTCAGCCCTTCTCAAGGCCCCGATTAACCTCAAACTGTCCGAGGAGAATCTGAGAGTCCGGGGAAGCGGCCGTAACAGTATCATTCACTGCTCATGGCAGATGCCCGAGAGCGCTCGGTTCGATACGTTCCGAGTGTCCTATTCTACCGATAACTACAACTGGACAGACGCTCCGACGACGAGGTCCTTATCACTGGACCTTGAGAACATGGAGCCTGACCATACTTATTATGTGAGGGTTCGTGCGATACTGGACGGGTTCGAGTCGGCGTACGCCTCGGCGCATATCGGCGTATCGGGCAACATTCTACCGGCCACACCCGCTACAGGCGTGACCGCTTATGCGAGATATCGTCAGCTAGGCGGCCAGGCGATATATGACGTCATAGTGAACTGGCTGCCGTCCTCACTTACGGGCCGTGTCTACTATAAGACTTCGTACGCTTCAGCCGAGAACGTCATCGGTACGACGCAGACGCCCTGGAGTGCTTGGGTATTCGCAGGTGAAGGAGCGGGTCAGATAGTCATTCCGCAGCTACTGCCGGGGGAGACGATCCGAGTTGCTGTCACGACAGCGAACGAGCTTGGAGAGTATACCGTACCTGACGCTGTAGAGTATCTCGACGTCATCGTCGCCGAACAGACCACTAAGCCGCTCGCACCTGAGAACCTCACCATAGAGTTCACGGATAGAGCGACGGCACGGTGGAACGCTGTCACGAACACGTCGATAGCTTACTATGAGGTACGGACTAATAACGCACCGGGAGAAGCCGCAGGGCTACTCGTTCAGACTACTGACCTTCAGGCGGTACTGCCGCTTACAGCACGACAGGGAACGATATTCGTGTTTGCACGCAATACACAAGGGGCGTACAGCGCGGCGGCTCAGCTCGCTTACAAAAAGGACGCTCCGAAAGCACCCAAGGCACCGAACGTGAAGACAGGCATCGGTACACTTACGATTACTGCACAGTCGTTTCCTGTGGGGGTCTCTAAAATGCACGTACGAATCATTGGGCAGCAGCACTCGGCGGCCTTTGATACGACCTCAAGCGTGGTCTCGTACGCCTGTGAGAGCGATATATACGATGTCAGTATCAGCTTTATTGACGTATTCGGACCGGGGGCTGAATCGGGGGTTACGACCGTTACGGTAACGGCAACCGTAGACCTTTCGACGCTTAATCGTGAAGCCTTAGGCCTCGATGAGATTGATAAGAATATTGCTAAGATTGAAGCCGAAGTAGGGACCGTAAAGTCTGATGTAACCGGGCTACAAACCAAACTCACTCAGACAGCGGAAGGCCTTCAACAGTCCGTCACGGATTTAAAGACAAACGTACAAACGCAGCTGTCGCAGTTTAGTAACAGCATTGACCTGAGGGTTAGTAACGCCATTAAAGGACTTGACGGTGACGGACTTATCTCACGGATTAACTTATCCACGTCGGGCGTTCGCATCGACGGGAAGCTCTTGCACGTTACAAGCCAAGCCCTTTTTGAGGATGACATCATCACGAACAAGATGCTTAAAGCAGGCTCAGTATCAGCCGATAAGATGCAAGTTGAATCGCTCGATACGATAAGCGCTCGTATCGGGACACTTCGTACGGCCACTAGCGGCGCTCGGACGGAGATTAAAGACAATCTTATTGAAGTATATGACGATGATGACGAACTGAGAGTGAGGATTGGTATATGGGATTAAATACAGGTATCGAAATCAGAAACCCGTCGGGGACAACGTTCTTAACGCCCGATAACTCGATATGTCGTATTATTGATAAAATCTGGGTGGTATTCGGTCAGCAGCCGATATGTATGAATAATAACTACGCCTTTGAAAATTACCTGGATGACGATGAGGGGCTTAAGCAAGCAAAAAAGACGGCTATGAAGCAGTATATCGCAAAGTATAAGAAAACAAGCTATACGGAAAATGATTATGATACGATCCCCGCTTCTGAACGCTGGCAAGTCCGAGAAATGATGAAAGAGCTATTTAAGACTCGAACGGTAGCCTGGAATCAGAATAAAAGAGGACAGCTTATCTTTCATGCGTATTTAGAAGAACATGAAACGCTCTTTTTAACGACCGTCGGTCATAATTTAAGGGCGGCTGCTACAGATACGGTGTGGCTGCCCGGTCCGCCGGGGATTAAAGAGTATAAAGATATGTCGGCCGTTAATATATGGTTTGAAGTACCCGGAGCTGACGGCCAAAAATACGACGCTGTAGACGGACTTGAAACACCGGGGCATATTCAAGAATATATCAAAAACCCCTACTGGGGATATGTCATAGTGGGGGCGATGTAAGATGCAGCTGATACAAATTGCTAATAAACGAAAGAAGACCGTTATCAACAGCTCCTATGAAAACTTTGTCTGCAAACCTCGAAAGAAGGTACAGATAAAACGGCTTAAGAACGTATCTTTAGAAGCTATGCCCACCTTTGGTGATAGCGGTACGGGGCACGTTGGGTACATGGGGGTGACCCCTTGGTCCTTGGATGATAAAAAAAGCGTACTGGCAACGACCGTGTTTCATCCTGAGGTGTTTCCCACACCGCCTCTAGTGGCTGTAACCATACCTCGCGGGTATTACTTTAAAGCCTATATGCAAGTTCGAAACGAATCGGGCGTTATGCGGTTTATCCATTACTTACGGATATGGCGAAACGACGATAAAGATATCACCGTCGATGAAATATATAAAGGTATCCAACTTTATATATACGACTTTTTAACCCCTCAAGGTCAAATAAACGGATACGGACGAATTCAAGAAGGGATGCTTAGCGTCCATGACGGCGTATGGAAACTGGGGTATAAGGTTTTTGTAAATGAGGGGATGTATCGAGGAGATGCCAATCGGCATGTGGAACTGCCGTGGCAAGTTCTTCGTAAGCCCCGACCGAACTTGACCGCTCTTAAGGAGTACCCGGATATAGACAAGTGTAAGTGCGGCGTACAGGTCTACGGGTATCATCGGTTTTGGAACGAGCGGTTTCATTCGCCTAAAGCCGATAAACGAAGTGAAGAAGTAAAAAAGGCCAAGGGAAAGCTCGAGCGGTATTCGGCAGACCTTTTGTATGACTCTAGGCTTCCGTGGCTTGTAGTCCTTGATCAGGTCAAAAATACGGTGAAGTATTCCAAGGATACCTACGTTCAAGGTGATATCCGACTATCTCACCAAGACTCAAAACCCTATCATGTAACGGTAGCCGTGATAGAAAACTCGGTGATTGAAGGTATTGCTTGTACTAATGAGGTGAAATTTTCAGGGCTTCGGCAGTATGAGGTACGGCAAGGAGTGACTTTTACCTCAGACGAGGCCGTAGGTACCGTCGAGAGGGATAAGGAACTTCCGACCACGGCGTATCGACCAACTCCGTTTATCGGTACCCCGAGTCTTGATTATCTGGTCGTAAACGTAGACGGTGTACAGCCGAACACGGTCGATGAATTTGAGTAAAGGAGACGTATTTAATCATGACGATATCCACTGAAATCGCCTCTCTTATCGCCCAGACGGTAATTCCCATGCTGCTGTCGGCAGGGCTTGCCTTTTACGTATCTGAAAAGAACCGCCGCCGAGGCTTGGATAGAGGTGTTCAAGCCTTGCTACGCTGCCGCATGCTCATTGAGTACGAGCGGTATAAAAAAGAAGGCATTACCTATTCAGAGAAAAAGAACTTTATCAATATGTATGAATGCTATCATGCGCTTGGTAAAAACGGGGTCATGACCTCTATCTATCAGCTGGTACTGGATATGGAGATAAAAAAGGAATATGAAAAGTAGATGTATACGATTCGGAGAATGGGCGCAGGCCAATTGGCTGGCGCTCATTGCTATGTTAGCGGTGGTATTGTTTATTTTGCTCGTAGTGATTGTACTATCTTGGCTATACGGTTTTTGGAGTAACGGATTATACGGCACTCACTTTGAAATTAACAGCTGCTGGCAAGGGGTGTCGGCCGTAGGGGCCGGGATTGTAACGGTTGTAGGACTTGCTAAGGCCGCCTGGACAAAGTACGGGCTTGACAGTAAGTACAATTCACCGGAAGGGCAAAAGCCCAATATGACTACTTCTTTAATAAAGATAGGAGAGGATAAAAATGAGAGAAGGAATTGATGTAAGCTATTGCCAGGAAGGATTTGACTTTGAAGCAGCCAAAGCTGCCGGTAAAGAGTTTTGTATTGTTCGCATCGGACGTACCCGAGGAGACGGACGACAGGAATTGGATGATTTATTTATTCATAATATTAATGCGGCCAAGGCTGCGGGAATGGATATCGGGGTGTATTTTTACAGTCTGGCCACCACAACCTGGCAAGCACAACAAGAAGCCATGTGGCTGGTAAAACAGTTGGATATATACCTAAAGGACGTAGAGTTAAAAGCAGGCATCTGGATGGATATAGAAGAAGAGATGCAAAAAGACCTGGGAGCCCAAGAACTTACGTCGGTAGTGATGGCGGGAATCAATGTAATGAATGAGGCAGGAAAGTATGTAGGTATCTACGGCAGTTATGATACGCTGGTAAACTGTATGAATTTGGAAGACATCCCCGATTACGTGCCTTTTTTCGTAGCCATTTTCGGACCGGTCAACTATTTTAAACAAGAGTATCCGAATAAGACGTGCAGCCTCTGGCAATACTCCGACGAAGGACAGATTAACGGATGTGCGGTTGATTTAGACGTTATGTACGACTAACCGAGGTGACATGATGAAAATTCCGATGATAAACGATGAGAAACGGGCGAAACTTGTAAGAATCGCGCTCATTTCGATTTTGACGGCTTTTTGCTTAGGATGTATATACTTTGCCGTGCAGCATGAGAAAAAAACCGTAGAGAGCCCCGTGCGAATGCGTTTTTCAGACACGACCGATAAAAATGCGGTAAAAAAGAATTTACACGTCGACGATAAGGCGGCAGGGGAACTGGTGACGAGAATTGAACGAATTCACGAGGGGACCGTATCACCGAATGTAACTTATTACGTATCGGCTCCTGATTTACAAACGGCTGCCAATACTACAGAGGCGGCTATTCGAAATAAGGATTCACGCTTACCGAAAGAGGCGGTAGCTAACAGTGATCGTACGGTAGTCACGGTAGACGATACCAAGCAGAAAGTGGATGTGTACAAAATAAACCTTAGAAACAACCACAAAGTAAAGGCAGGCGGCACCTACATAGACGGGAAACCGTATTTATCTATCGGGTACCAAGCGGGTCGTGTGGAAGGCATAGCCCATATTGGACAAGATGGACGCCAGGGCGGTACCCTGTTATATACAATTAAAGAATGGTAATGTAAGAGACTCTCCCGAGTATGGGAGAGTCTTGTTTTATTTGTAGTAGAATAAATAACCTGACGGAACTGTATACAGCATAGGCACGGACGGCGTCGTGTCGGGTACTTTTGACGGTAAGACTTATACGTCACAAATGGAAGATATTAAAAACGGAGGCTAAAAAATTTCGTGGCGACT